CGGCTGCGATAGATAGCGTTCTGCAACTGGAAGCCGGCGTTAGCAGAGCCAGGGGGATTCTCTTCAGCACGTCGTGGCTCGTCTTGTGCTGTGCGCGCAGTGCGATGGATCTCATTGTCCATGCCCATGCGCAGCTTCACGCCCATCTCGAGCACGTCGAGCATTGATTCTTTGAGCCCAACGTCTGTTACAAGGTCTGCTGTGTATGAGAACAATGACAACGTAAATGGAATAGCTGCCACAATGTAGAGCGAACCAGCAAACATTGGCTGAATTGAACGAAGAAGCAAACCTGAAGTAGCTGCGCCCGTCCATGTTGTGCCCACGCCACGTTGGAATCGAAACTCAAGTTCTGGCCATGCCGTTGAATCAGTTAACGTCCAGTTACGGCGCACACTTACCACGCCATAACAATCAGCCATTGCAATTGGAAGCTCAACTGTTTGCTGTGACTCAACTACAGCTTGAGTCACACCAGTCATAGCGTAAAGATGCGGGCCCCACGACTGAAGCTCAGCCATCATGCCGTCATAGATGTCAATCGAAGAGAACCGTGGGTTGATCCACACTTCATCATTGACATCGTGAGCCGCTGCATCAGAGTCAAGCCAGCCACGAATAACTGTTACTTGAAGTGAAGGACTATTTACAGCAGTAACTCGCATGGTTTCAATACCAATGCAAAGTACTGCACCTACCTGCACATTGGCAGTAAGGGTTGATGCCAGCGTCACAGTTGTAGTGCTGGTGTCCATTGCAACCGCTAAGACATTTGTCTCGTTGCGGTAACCGGATGCTGCCTGACGACGTATCCGTTGAATTGTGTTAGCTACTGATGTACGCGCCATGCCTTCTCCTGTGTGACCGAGTAGCCCCGGCACCTCCTAAGAGATGCCGGGGCCAAAAGGATTGGCTGCTTCGGTTTAGACGAGAGCCGTTGGCAACGTCTGCGTTGAATCGAGGCCAGTGAACTTGCCCATGTGAGCCTGTCCCTTTACCTCAAAACCGCACTCAGTAACCATCATGTACTTGTCAGTGTCATCAGTCTTGGCAAGACGCTCAGTCACCATTGGCTGGAACTGACGCATGATGAAGTTCTCAGGGTTATAGCAGTATGCCTCGTTGTTGCGAATCCAACGAGAGCGGTACAACTCAACTTCACCAAACTCGGTCATGACGGTACGTGCAGTTGAACGACCACGGCGAGCATCATCAATCGTTACGGTTGAGATTCGCTCACTACCTGACAAGTTGTTCAATGCGCCAAAGATCTGCGGCTTGCCAATCAACGTGGTGAACATGCCGCCACGGTTGAATGCCAACTGCTGCATTGCTTCAAGGCGAGCCAACGTAATCCAAGTGTCAGATGAGTTGATGTTGGTAGTGATAAAGCTGTCAAGGCCACCAGTCTGGCGAAGCTTGCTAGCACCAAGTTCATACTGACGGCCATATACAGCAGCCTGCTCAACTGCCTGCCACACAGCATGCATCGAGTTGGCCATCTGACGGTTCAGTTCATTTGGCACACCGTACTTGGGAATGCGCTGCTCGGTGCGAGACACCTGCACAGTTGACGAGAAGATCTGCGTGATATTGCTGTACTTGGTACGGCCAGTGTAGTTGCTAGTGCCAACTGAACCTTCAGCAATAACAGTGCCAACACCAACTACTTCAGTGCCAATTGCGTATGTACCAGCATTCATGGTTGAGCCAGATGATGCACGCGTAACTGTGTACGACAAGCCAGTAGTGCTTGCATCAGTACATGCAGTGACATACACAATTTCCGAACCAAGACGAACCGCATCGCCAATGTGAAAGCGAAACCCTTGTCCAGCAGTAAGTGTCATAGCCGTTGCTGCAGTAGCAAGTGTGGAACCCAACGTGCCGGTAGGAAGTGGGACTTCATCTTCAAGCCAGTAGAACGTGGTCGTATCGACCGGGCTGCGAGGGATGATTGGGTTGCCAGTGCCACCCACGCCAGTAAGCAGTGGAAGGTCAAGCGGCGAGAGGGTGTAGATCAACTCATCAATGTTGATCTTGGTTTCGACCTGAAGGTCATACGAGTAGAACGGCGACGTGCCTGTGCCAATAATGTTTTCAGCCACTAGAGGGCTCCTTCTGTGAGGGATTTGATACGGTGCAATTTCTTGTCAAAATTGGGGTCAATCATCTTGTCGTACCGTTGCAAATGCGTACCATCGGGCCCAAGTAGCGGCATTTTTGTGCCGTCCCTGCGCTCGTCATATAGATAATCGCCATTGCTTTTAACAGGTACGGAAGGTGTTGGCTTCCAGTTCTGTGTCCGTGACATCTGCGCCCGAGGGGAGATGTTCAATCCCTTGTTGCGAAGTCTGCACCCATAGTGCTCTTCACAATCAGGTATCTCACACCAATCTCTAGGCATATTTGCGCGGGTTGTAGATCACTCGCTCATCTTTATTGACACCTGCGACCAAGATGCGGTCAATTGCAGCAAGCTGCGCATTCTCTCGGGTTGAACCCTTCTTCAGATCAGTCTGGAATTCCCGCAAAGCGGTGTCCATTGGATCAGGTGTTGGGGTTTCGTATGCGTCCGGTGCGCGTCCCGCAGAAATTGCATCTCGAAAGTCTGCTTGTCCTGAAGCTTCTCGAGTTGCTTGCTGACGAGTAGCGGCTTGGAACAATCCAAGCTCTTGCCCTTCAGCCTTAAGCGATTCAAGATCTTCGCCATCCCATGTCTTGTAAAGCATCGACCCGATACGGGAGTCCGTATCAATGCCGGCCTTCACAAACAGAAGTTGACGCTTCAATTCAGCGTTCTCACTGAGTGCTGCTTTGCCATCCTTAGCTGCTCGACGCAGGGAAGGAATGTCTTGTTCGTCGTTGTCAATGTTTGACATGCGTGTGCTCCTTGGTAAGTAGTGCCGTATCGCCTTGCCTACACCCCACATGCGGCGATGTGTGGAGGATGCTCCCAAGCGGCCACTGTTGTAGCTCCACTGGTATTCCGAGGGCCCTAAGAGCTCACCCCGTTAGTTGAATAATATACACAATCAAGTGTATTTGTGTTGGATATATGTAGCTGGGACACCTGTGAAGTAAATGTCCCAGCTACACACTCACTTTTTTGGGTGGCTTTTTGTTCCACTTTCCTTGCCCTTGCCGCCTGCAATTGTGCGGCTTGCGGCTGCGCCAATCTTGCCGGTCAAACTAGGGGCCGTGACAAACTTGGCACCAGCACCTACGTTTGCAATGCCGCCAGTAGCGACAGCACCACCATTCTTGTTTCCTTTACTCATTTTCACCTCCTTACGAAGTTCCGAGTCCAGTTAAACCTTGGTTAGTTCCAACAGCGCCACCTGTTGCGGCACGCGCATTAGCTTGACGCTCTAAGAGTCTGCGTTCAATTGCACTACTAGCTTGTCCATCGCCAAGCGCAATTGCCTGCATGCCAGTGTCAGTAGACAAATCTTGTGTCTCGCCAAGACTTTCGCTAAACACACCGCTCATGCGAGAAACTGTTTGAATATCTTGGATAATGCCAGCTTCAGACTTTGGCAATTGGCCAATAGCTTCTGCTGTGGCTCGAGACATGCCGACTCCAACTTTTGAACCCATGCCAGAGGCGTAAGCAGTCAATGACCGCTTATCAAGATCGGACTGCATGTGTTCAGGGTCAAGAAAACTTGCAGCTAATGCACCGGGTGCATCGAGAATGCCATAAAAATCTTGGTATGCCTTGAGCACAGCAGGATCAGTATCAGCTACACGCGTATATGACTGTCCAAGTCTTTCCCGAACCTCAGGTGCGTTAAGTCCTCGTCCCATCAAACTTTGAATGTAACTGTTTGAGGTCATGGAGGGTGGCATCCCGGCCGCAATCAAATCAGAACGTACAGCATTTTCGTAGTTCAAAACATCAGTAGCTGTTGGCACTACATGAGCGTGTTCTGGATCAGCTTTATTGTTTTTTCGCACTTGATCAATGACTGGAAAGCGTTGTTGATAGACCGGCGTTTGTTCAAGGCGAGGCAAGATTGACTCAAATGAAGTGTCGCTTGGGTTATTAATGACTTCTTTCCACAACCACGATTCTGGATCTGGCGTGCCATCTGCATTGAGTTTAAACAAACTACCCAAACCAGCATCATCAAGCATTTTTGCTAGATCACTAAAGGTTTGATTGTTAGCCTTTTCCTTAGCAGGATCAGTTGCTACTCCTTTGGGCTCCATTGATTTTGCAATAGCACCCCAGCCCAAAGGATCAGCCGGATCAACGGCGCCATTTTTTGAAAAGTCGTCCCACTCTGCCTGCGAATGAGGCCCACTAGCAGCAAGCGCATCCCATTGTGCTTGCGAGTAGCCCATGTATCCAGTGTCAGACATGTCAAGCTCCCATAAACGATCGGATAGCCGACGCAGCGGATTGTGTCATTGAACGCGCTGCATTGGTTTTAGCAAAATCTGGATCAGAACGTGCGTTTACCATTACTTCTGATTGCGTAGCAGCACGCACGAGCCCCGTCTTTGCGTCTACCGTTTGCATCATTGACAGATACTTTGGATCCATCATGCTGATTGCTTCAGGTGGTTTCTCAAGATACGAAGCAATCCTGTCTCGAGTAGGCATCAAATAGGTTGACATACTGATCCCCTTATCAATGGCCGGCGCAGCCCAAGAGTAATCTTTCCGTGCTTGTTCTTGAAACAAGGCCATCAATCCATTTTTGTCAAGCTCTCCAGAAGAAACGCGACGAGAATAATTTTGAGCAGAAAGATCTGAGATAGTAAGCAATTGATCTGCAGCCATCTGTTTAATCTGTTCAAGATTGCCGGTCAAAGTGCCAGGGCGCAACTTAGTGAAGTCCAAGCCTTGCGTTAAGTAATCGGTGAGTTGTGCTGATTCCCATTTATTAGCCACGCTTGTCTTTGCTATTGCGGTAACTTGATCATCGCTCAAAGACAAGCCAAGAGTGTCAGACTCATTGCGGATTGCAGCAGCACTAGCTTGAATCTGTTGAGCTTTTGTTGCAACACTTGCCCCAGTGCCACTACCTTTTGGCGCTGCTCCTTTATTGAGAAGCTCGCTAACTTTTGCTGAGTTGGTTGCTTTAATATCTGCAACCATCGCTACTGGATCAAATGTTGGAGCAGATTTGTAACTTACAATTACTGCACGAATGTCCGGATAGATAAGGTTTCCTAGCTGGCTTCCAAATCCGTGGTCTATCAGCCATACGCCTAGTGCTGCATCATCAGTTGCCGATGGATCTGGCGTAATTTGCTTTGGCTTTGGTGCCATTATGGTGTGCCTCCCGATGCCTTTATAGCGGCTAACGAATCATCAAGTTGTTTGTAAATGCCACCTCCTGATCGTGCTGAAGATAACACTGAATAGATTGCAGACTGATGATCAAATGCTTGCAATTTTCCATCTGCACTTGGTGCTGTGCGCGGGTCATAGGCCATCTGCATATCCCAAATTAAATTAGACAAGGCATTTGATTGTTCAGTAGTCAAATCTGTGTTGCTCAACGATTGAGAAGCCCTATTTCCATACTGAATAATGTCAGCTGGCGAAGTGAGATCAGCACTTGTGGTAACTACTTTTCCAGTGGCATCGTAATGCATTACATGGCCAGCACTGTTGTAGTTGGGTCTGCCTTGACTTAGGCCCGGAGCTTCAATAAAAGTTGGCAACATTCCAGAACTTGTTAGTTCAGCTTTATGTCTTACCTCGAGGTCTGTCAATACTTCGTCAACGCCCATGTTCCTCAATGCTGCTTGGCTCAACAACCAATCCCACCCTGCAATGTTTGCTGGATCATGTGCGTTCCCATCCATTTGTGGAATTAGGTTTTGGGGAAGATTGTCGTACACTCCCGCTTTAATCATTCTGTCCTCCCAATTTTGAACCTCAGCATTTGATCGGGTATACAAAAATGAAAGAGCGTCATAAACACTGAGCGGCTTTGAGTCAATATTTACAGTAAATTCGTCACCAAAGAATTTCGGCGCAGCATCTGTGCCAACATTTTGTCTGGCGAAATCAGTTACATCACGCGATTGTGAACCACGAAATGCACGCAACATGCTGTCTCGATTTTGCACAGGACTAACGCCAGTATCTGTTTCTAAATTAGCATTTGGATCAAAATCCATAGAATTAGTGCCGCCAGAGGGCGTTGTTGCTGGCGGTGCTGTAGGCGGTGTTGTTGCTGGCGTTGTGGTTGGCGGCATGGTTGAACTTGTAGCTGTTGTAGTTCCTGTAGGCGACGCAATTGTTGTAGTCGTTGGTGGAACTGTTGAAGTGCTTGTAGTTGAAGGCGACAAAGTAGTCGTTGTTGGCGCTAATGACGTAGTTGTGATGGGTTCGTTGTTAGTGCTAGTCGTAGGCGTAGTTGAGACTGGTTTATTGTTTGCCGCTGTGTACTGCCGCACTGCATCTGCTGCTTGTACCGTGGGAGATAGCCCAACAATGCTTGGCTTAGATTTCCAAGCATCCACAGAGTTTTTTACATATGCATCAATTTGTTGCGGGGTATAACCGGGGGCATCTGCTGAGCCGCCGTGCAGTAGTTTGGCAATGCTCGTTGCCATTGTTTTAGCCACTTTGTCTTGCTCTTTAATCAGATAATTGCTCCATGATTTATCTGATATTTCTGTTAGCGCAGGTCGCAAATCCATTTGCGTAGCTACGCCGGCCGTCCACATTGATGCGGGAATCCGATCCACAATCTCAAAAGCAGCTTTGCCTATATTGTTTTGGTGCCACGGTGTAGGTGTTGAATCGCCAGTCAACAACAAGGGCATTGAAATTAAGCCAAGAACAGGTGCAGCATTTACCACACCCATTGTTACTCGAGCCGCCATTCCAGCATTGGCAGAACCAAAACCTGCACCTCCGGCTCCAAGTTCTCCTGCCGCTGCTGCTGCTGTTGCGGTTGATGCTGCCGCAACTCCGGTAGCTGCGATACCTGCCATCCCAGCTGCAAACGCAGTGCCATACCAATCATTGAGTTGCTCACGAGTGGATACGGCTGTTTTGTCATCCATCAATTTGTAAACAAGCGCTGCCATTTCTTCGCGCTTGAGCATTGGTTCACCATTGATTGGCTGAAGGGCCCTATCAAATTGCAATGGGTTACCGGGCTTTGGAAGTGGCCAATCATTGCGTGACATTTACAATCCCGATTCTGGAATAATGATGGTCAAAATAAAACTCTGCATTGCAGGACGCTGAGCTTGCATGTTGTCTAGGTAAAGCTTCCAATTGGCCTTCAACTTGTTGCGCTTAACTGACCCTTCAGTTGTTCGGTCATTGGAAAGATCATTTAATTTGCTCTCGTATGCTTCAAAACCATTCATAACACGGATCAGATCTGGCATTTGAGGTGGTTGAGGGGCTTGCGGATCCTTGATGATTAGTCTCATTTCCGTGAGGACATCTGCTCGCCTCTGCTTAGCGTCTGAATTTTGTAGTTGCGCTGTAAAAGTTGGGTGAGCAGCTTTAAATACAGCCGACTTGGTGTCCCAATTCTCTTGCAAGATTGCTTGACCTGCTTTGTTGTTGGCAAGTTTGAGCTCTTGCATTTTTGCATCGAACTGATCTTTGGCTTTAAAGTACATAATGCTTCCCTGCTTAAACAGCATTGCATTTAAAAACTCTTCAGGAGTTCGTTTGTCTCGAAGATCAGAAATGGTTTGCTGATCGTAGGCATACTGTGAATGTTCTCCTGCACCTGTTGGGTCTTGCGGCAACAGCCAAGGCCCAGCATTTGGAAAGCTCAAAATGTAGTCACTGTTCTGATCAAAGAATGCGCCGGCCTCTTTGGTAGCTGGCAATGGGGCACCACTCTTGGAAGTTGATTGACCAACTGTGTATACAATCGGGTTCAAAAGATCACCAAGTTTTGCATTGGGAGTAGCTTTAAGGAATGCAATTGTGCCCTCTTCGATGCCAAGGTTCTGCACAAGTGTTGCATAGGACTTAGCTAATACAGAGCGTGGGTCTTTGATTGGCGTAAATGGATCAAGATCATTCTGAGCAGATGACATAAGTCCTGGAGGGCCCGGCGTAATCCAGCCAGCTAACGCTTGTGCTATAAACACAATGCGTGACCAGTTGCGCACGCGATCTAGATATTGTTCTTTTTGATGAGCGGTTGCATTATCTGGCAGTCCATGTCCAGTTGCTTGAAGTTGTGCAAGAGCTGAGTTTTGGGCTGCCATATACTTGGCATTGCCATCAGGGTTTGAGAACAACGCCTTAAAAGTACTCAGGAACTGCGTTGGGATTATCTGCTCCAACATGCTGTCCGTTGTGGTGTAGTCGCCCTGTAGCGCTTGTTTGATTGGCGTGAGTTCTGGGGCTAGCGAAGTAAGAAAGCTAAGCGGCAGAGAAACAATTGGGCCAATAGCTGGTTTGCCAATTGACGAATGGAAACCGGGCAACAGTTTGTCTGTTGGTGTTTGAAATTCTGCACCGACTACAGACGCTGCTGTTGTGCCAAGATTTTCCCAACCAAGCGCATTGCCAATTTTTTCCAAAGCATCAATAAGCAAACCCGAACCGGGATAATGAAAGAAGTCTTTACCGTTTTCATCAGTACGAATGACACCAGCCGACTTCAATCCCATATAGCCAAGACGCGCTTTCTCAATTGACTGCGGGCTTTCAAGCACTGTTGTAGCCCAGCGTCGAAGGAAGTTCTCTTCTGCATACTGGAATGGCAAGAAGCCTTTACCGTACTCAGCAAATTGTGTACGCATTTCATGGCTATCCACAAGCGGCATGATGTCATTGATGGCAGCTTCAGCAGCGTATTCACCAGCAGCATTGTCAATGTGTTGCCAGTTGCGTTCGGCAGCAGCCAAGGCTTCCCAATCTTCATAGGCAAAGTTATGGAATGGCCCGCCTACACGCAGGATCTGAGTTACTTCATCGTAGTCATCCATCTTCTTTGCTGATCTCATTGCAGCGCCAGCATTGTCCAACACATTTTGATCAGGCAAACTTGATCGTACAAATGCAAGGTAATCGCCTACATCTGTTGGCGAAACCAGTTTGGCCAGTGCCTGTGGATCTCGAGCCTTGATTGCATTAGCAGAAACCATTGTCTGAAGGTTTTGCTGACGAACCGCATCTGACCAGTTGCCTGGATTTCCTTGGATAGCAACACGTTGGCGAACAGCATCAAGCATGTTGTTCAAGTCGTCGCCCTTGTAACTACGCAACCATGACAACGCTTGGTTATCTGTCCAACCTAAAGCGTGCGAGTTGGGATCAACATCGTTAGCCAAGTTGCGAGCGTGTTGGGACACCGCAGCAATTTCATCTTGCATGCCTTCTGTTTGTCGAGCCATTACATTCAACACCGAGTCACGAATTTCAGGATCAACAAGCCAATCTAGGAACTTGATGTTTTGCTGATACCGCTGTTGAAAGAAATGGAATGCAAGAGGCTTGCGCGCTAGAGCATCAATGCCGGGCCCAAGCACTTTGTCAAACCCGTAATTGACAAATCGTTCCCAAATGTTTTTCTTATCAACAGGAACAAGAGTTTCAGCAAATGTCCAGTTGGGAACACCATCTCCAACATTTTGCACATGCGCTGCTTTTGACCGATAGGCACGCACTACATCAGTTGTAGGCACCATCTGCCCTGCTTCAAATGCAAACTGGTCTTTAGGTATAAGCCTGCTCATACCAGTACGAAGATCATGACCATCTTCAATCATTGGCCCCAACAGCGGCCACATGGCTTCGCTCTTTGCGCCAACCTTTACGTCATGAGGCTTGAAGTAAGCAACGTCAGCTAGTCGAATTGGCTTTTTGTCTGCTGTAAAGAACTTGGCAGCCTTGTCATTAAAGACATCTGTTTCTTTAACTGCAACCAATTGACCCATGTCGTCTTTTACATAGACAAGCGGTACTGAACCATTGCCAAATCGCGCTACAAATGATTCTGTAGTTCCTCGAGTATGAACTTGCTGTGCTCTACCAAACATCAGTTCAGCCCACGACTGAGCTTTATCGGTGAGCTCAGAACTAATTGGTTGCAACTGCACTACACCTTTGTCAGCCCTAAATATTTCAGTTGGGCCGGCATTGCTTTTTGATCCAGAGTAATAAGGCTGAATTGCACCATCGCTACTTGTGTATTTACCACGCAGCACATCTCGTTCAACTGATGCGACGTTTACTGGCTCGATGGGAATATTCATCAATCGTGAATACGTAGCCGTAAGCTCTTCGGCCAATTGAAAATCAGCAAGTAGTGCTTGTGATCCGTTAATAGCACCAGGATTTGCGTCATGCACAAGCAGTGCTCGTACTGCCCCCTCGTTGCGTTGCAAAATTCTTGGATCGTCTGATTGGCTAAGGAGCATTTCAAATGTCAATGGCTCACCATGAACTGGCCCTTGGGCCATTCTAGGAACTGCAAACAGTTTGATTTGACCTGAAGTAAAACTCCCAGCAGCATCTGATGCACCACCATTAGGATCCATCATCCGCTGACTAAACATTGCCTTGTCTTGATTGTGTGCGTTCAGTGCTCGAGCACGCAGATCAGGAATAATTTGATCTCCCAAAGCGTGATAGTCCTTAACGAACAATGCCTCTGGATCAGGTGCTGGCCGCAACGTTGTGTGTTGCCACCGGATCAATTGAGCTTCCCATTCTTTTGCAGCAAGATCTCTTTTGCTTGTTTGCTCGCTTACTAAATCATCAAGAGAAGCGTCGTACGCCGCTCGAGCATCAGCTTCTTTTTGCATATCTGCCCATGCTGCATCTTCAGCACGCTTTAAATTTGCTATTGCGTCAACTTCTGCTTCATTAATTGTCCCTGATGCTTTGTATTGGGCATTTAGCTCTTTGTGATCTCGAATATCCTGAAGTTGTTGTTCAAGACCCATTACTTTATTTTGTGCGTGTTCGTGATCACGTAGCAGTTCTGAACCAAAATGTTCCTCAAGAGGTGCCACATAGTCAGCGGTACGCGCCCGAGAATTTAGATCCTCTAGCGCTGATTGATGTAGTTTTATTTCTGCTTCAATAGCTTTCTTTTCAAAAAAGGTCTGGCGCAGAATGTCCTGATCATCTTGCGGCCAAGTGGCCACCCAATCCCCAGCAGATTGTCCGGGCTTAGGTGGATTTCGAAAATTATGTTGTCCAAAAAGCCACTCCATCACCGCTTCATGGTCATCAAGTTCTTTTTGAGCATGATCCAATAAACCATTAGTGCGAGCAAAATCTCCACCAATTGTTGCATGACTAATTTGATCTTCAATTGCTAATTCTTCTGGAGTCATTGCTCTAACTGCATCGGCTTTTGCTCTAGCCGCAGTTTCTTCCATGAGTGCTACATCAAGTTGTTCTTGCGTTGCACGGATTTTTGCTTCAAAATCTTGAGGCGTACCTTGGATTACTTCAAGTTCATCTCGTGCTTTGACAACGCGACGATCAAACTCAACTCGCCACGTATCAAGGTCACTTTCTCCTCCCGTATCCGGTCGCGAGTCATTTAAGTCACGCTGAACTTGTTGTCGTTCTAGATCCCTAAGTTTCGCTTCAGTTTCTCGTAGCGCTTGAGATTGGTTAACAAGGTCTAATTGTCGTTGATTCAATTCTGATGCGTTGACCCATTTGTCGTCTGTTAACAATTCTGGATGAGCCGCTACTAATCTGCCATTTAATTCGGCAGGCGAAATCTCTTGGCCATGCGTAGAAACACCAGCGGCAATGACATGATGTCGTGTATCAAGATGTTCAATGCTGTTAATGCGATCTGAATACTGTGCTGCGTCATCCCACTTCAATGCAATGAAATTGAGTTCAGCATCCTTTGGAAATTGCTTTGCCATAAAATCGAGAACTTTGCCAACTTCTTCTGTTGACGGGCCAGCCGCACTTTCACGAATCGTGCTTAGTACCTCACCAAGGCGCTCATTATGTTTCCTGACACCAGCAACGGCAGCTTTCCATGAGCCTGCGTTGCTTGTGTGGGCCACTTCATCAACAAGCAGTTTGATGATTGGATCACTATTTGCAACACGTTGATAATGAATGATGTGGTCAACAATCTCAGCATCATCCATTTGGCTTGCGCCCTTAGTGCGCCATAGCGAGTTGTGAAACACTTCGCCGGCAATTGGATCTTCAAATGGTTGGTACGCGCGGTTGTGTACTGCATTTGCGAAATAAGGATCATCAAGGCTTAGCCGTCGCTGCTGATGACGCAAAGCAACAAATTGTTCTTCTCGCAATACGCCATCATCACCCTTAACCATGTAGCGCTTGGTGTTGTTTGCGTTATAGCCCCTATCAAAGACCCCAGCATTGCTTGCTGAAATCTCACGCATAATTACTGTTTGCCATTTTTTTTGATAAGCGCGTGCAGCATTCACAAGGCCATCATCTACGCCACCCATAACCATGCGTCGCCATGAATGCTGGCCACCAAGCATCAGTTGCTCTGCATTGCCTCGACCATTGTTAAGTAGCTTCTCGAGTCCAGTTGCATCTTTAGATAACATGTACTTAGGAATTCGTTGGCTGTATTCGCCAAGACGCACTGTGCCACCAGTTGCAGCGCCGCTTACACCACCACGCAAACTTTCGGTAAGGAATTCTCCATACCGTTCCATGACGTTACGCATTGGTGCAGTCCACTCGGCATGTGCCATTGCATGCCACAAACCTCTGAGATGCGCTGGAGCCGGGCCCTGCGCAAGCAGAACCTTTTGCCCATCGGTCAAAAGATCAGGTCTAATCTTTAGCCTGCCTGCGTTAAAAAGCATGTTTTGCTCACGCAATTCAAGGGCAATTTTGTATTCATCAAAGTGGGCAATGTTCCTTGCACCAAATTCTTGAACAATTGAACCAAACCCACCATGCACAAGCAGGCCAAGAAATTCATCGCCTGCTGCTCGCAAAATAAATGCTGGCCTCAACAGCACTGCTGGTTTCCAAATCTTGCTCATACCTGCTTCAAGCATTGGATTGTCAACTAAACCAAATGCTTTTGCCCAAGTACCTTGCGCTGCAACTTTTTGCAATTCTTTTAGGTCAGGCATAACCATTTCTGAAGCACTGTCACTTGCCCAAATATGTGAGGCTTGGTGCATGCGACCGTCAATCAGCATGATCTCTTCGCCACCCTGACCATAAACATGGAAGAAACGCTCGAGAACTTTCTTAGCAATCTCTTGACCTTCTTCAGTTGCCTTAAGACCAGTCAATGTCAGAGCATTATCCATATAGCCCGACAGCAACCGCATACGAGCGGCAGGGTTCTCTGCTGCAATAATTGCATCTGCCCATGCACGTCGCGTATACGACGGCATGCCAAGAACTGCACCTAATTCAGTAACGCCTTTAATGTCTTTGTAAGCGTTCTTTCCTACAATGCTAATTACATGACGACCTGGGGTCATGGTAGTGATTGCATTGAGGACATCAGGAATACTTCGAACACCGGGAATTCGTTGTGTCGTTTCACCTAACTTGCGGCCGGCATACATAGACCACGGATGAGCTTGGTCATACATCCAAGCGTTAGCAATCATTCCATCGTCAGACAACACGCCATGCACATCGGCAGGAACAAACGTTTCAAGAATGTCTTTGTTAATCATTTGCCCATCTGCGTGATATGGCGAACGAACTTGTTGTGCATTTGGAAGTGTTGAGTACGTGTTTGCCATTTCATCAATGGCTTTGCCAATATGACCTTCTTTTACAATGTCCGACCAACCATTTGTAAACGAGCGGACTCGGCCAAACAAGTCAGTCATCATTTCGCTGCGCTTGCTTTGACCTGAAAGAATAATGCCGGGACGCGAGGAACTACGCACAGTGCCCATGCCCTGCATCAAAGGCGACAAGTTTGATTTGCTAGTAAACATTTCAACAAAATCAGCATGACTAAATGTTCCATCAGCAATTCGTCCGCTTGCCCATTCAGCATTTCGATATTCCTGAAATTGCAATACCATGCCACGCATAGTTGGAAACTCTTGTCCAAGTTTCATAAAGTCGCCTGCCGCAATATACGCTGCGGCTTTTTCATGAAGTCGTTTTACCGCAGGATTATTGAACGAAATATCCGCAAAACGAGCTATTGCTTCAGCCCCATCTGGAACAAGAATGCCTCGTCTGGCAAATCTTAGGGCTTCGCTTGCTTTGCCAAGTAAAAGTGTTGGGTCAAGACTCATCACCCAAGCAGCATCTACTGCCCCTGAAACAATGTTGTATTCGGTACTGCCCATTGGCAGACCAATAGTTTCAGCCACATCTCGACCAGCAGATATTTTGCCATTACGCAGCGCGCTCACTGCTTCTTGGAATGTTGAATCTTGCGCAAGGTTAAGAAGGTTGCTGTAAACCGTTTTATATTCAGGAGTTCCTTCAACTGCAATATCAGTTGCAACTGATTTAATAACGTCTAACTGCTTAGTGCCAAACTCTTCGGCATCAGCTGCAGCAAGATCCCGAGCAAAAAGAGCCACGTCATAGTCTTGTTCTGCAAGTGCTTTAGCAATTGTGAGTACTCGTGGATCTCCAAGCAGATCATTAGCTTTTGCCACAGCGGAGTTAGCAAATGTTTTGTCACCATCCCATGAATTAGCAAATGCGTGATACCAATCATTTGGATGACCAGTTACAACAGCAGCAGTTTCACCGGCGAGTGTTCCTCCCGCAAGGGCTCCAGCAGCTACTGCACCAAATACAGCAAGCGAACCACCACCTGTAATTGGTGCAAGTAACGCTGCAGCAGTTCCTCCTACAGCCATACCAGTCATGGCTGCTGCTTGTTCCCAGCTATTCATTGTTCGAAGAGTGCGATACAGATGAGCGGGCTGATCTGATGCCCAAGTCAATGCATGCAAAGTTGGTCGGATAGCAGGGCCGGCTACATAATCCACTGCATTTGCAATGGGCTGCAGTATTTTCCCAGCCACAGTTCCTACGCCTGATAAGGCTTTTTCAAAATTAGATTTTGCAGCACCGGGAGGTGAATACCCCGAAGCTGATAGTGCAAGGCGTTCTGGGGTTCCAAGTGTTGCAACAATTCCTCGTTGAGCAGCAGGATCTAATTTAGACAAGTTGTCAGCCAAATTTTGAGCGGTAACTTGCCCATATAGAGCGCCAGCATGAGAAATTAATTGCACTGTTGGCGTACTCGATGTAGCTAAAGCAAGTACGCCAGCCGGATCACTTGCCATGTAGGGATTTTGATGGACAATTGCACGGACGCGATTGCCTACATCAATGGAATTGCCAAGATCATCAACGGGATCAATGTTGCTCATACCAAGCCATTTCGTCGCGCTAGATCAGTAAAAAATGAATCGCCAGTTCGATCGCTCAACAACTGCATTGTTCGTGCTAATGGTGACACGGCAGATGGGCCCATAACTTCAGGGCCAGCACCGGGGCCAGAAGGGAGTCCTTCCGTTAGGGGACGCGTGGAGGTTCTTGGTAATTGAAACAATCCTGGCCCACCTTGCATTGCGGCAGCAGCAGCCATTGGATCTGGCGCAGGTTGTTCAGGCACCCCCGGCGCAGTTTGAGGATGAACCGCAGCAGGCTGAGGCGAGGCAGCACTCGGAGATGCCTGAACATTTGGGGCAGGTAGTTGTCGTTGCAGATCCATCTGCGCAACACCCATGCCGTATTCTTGACCAGCTACAGCGCCAATAGGCTGCGCAGGTTGGCCTGTCATTGTCTTTGGTTTAGCGGCACGAGGCATGAGTTAGACACCTGCCGGTGTTGGCGATGGCTGCGTAGCCGGCTGCTGCATGACGCTCATTAGTTTACGCATTCTTGATACATCGCCCGGTACTTCAATCTGCTGCTGCGGCTGGGGCGCAGGAGGCTGCTGCATCATCTCAGGGCCACCGGAGAGGCCCGGCATGGACTCTGGCGCACCAACTTGACCTTCTTGTGGTGGAGGCGCTTGTGTGGCTTGTAGCTCTCGTGCTGCTTTGTCTGCTTTAGCAACAGCTTTGAAGATGTCGTCACCTTTAGACATGAAGTCTCGGATCATTACAGCAACCGTCAAAGGCATCTGGCCTTGCGAAAGTTGCTGAAGCATTGACTGCTTGAGTGCTTCTTCAAACTGTTCCTCATCAACAAGCTGACCTTCCGACTCAGGGTTGTTGATCCAAGGATGTTTGTCACGGAACGTGCGCCTCGAGATAGTGCCAGTACCAAGCAGTGATCCAAGGATCTGTGTCTGCTGCGTTACGTCAGCCCCAGCAACTGCATACGAAACAGTGTTGTCGTATATGCCTTCAATATGTACCTCGGGCGTGAACTCAACAATGCCTTGCGAGCCCGGCCAACCGGAGAACAACGAATACTTCTTGTCGGGCCAGTACGCCTCGTACATGGAAAGGATTGCAGAGTTGAGATGAGGCATGTATGCCTCAGAAATCTCATGCAGTTCCTGTACTCGTGGGTCTACGGCAATGCCTTCCATTGCTCCAAGAGCTCGGCCTGTGCGTAGGTTGGAGTAGTTCTCGCCACCTGTTGCTGCAGTTAAGCCAGTTGAAATACGGAAGTTGCGCTCAAGACGGTCAATAACTTGTGATGTGCGCTGGTCAGGGGTGTTGCGCAACATACCGACTGACTCGATGTCTTGCAGCAAGTTGATGTTGCCTTCGCGCCCATCTTGCCAACGACCACCAATAATCATTGGCTGACCTGATTGCCGGCCAATGGCATACATGTCAGGGAAGATTGCTTTCTCCTGAGCCATGATGTCGAGTGCCATCATTTTTGCCTGAAGATCAACATTGCCTACCATTGAGCCAATGCGTGATGCAATCTTGCCAAGTGACACGTTGGTTGGCACAACAACTGGAATGAAGTCAGTACTGTTTGGGTATACCGGCGATAATTGCATCCATGTCCCACGCTGTCCACCAACAGGGTAGTAACTCTGCGTTTGATCAATAACCGGGCCAACAAGACCAAAGACCAACTGATCTTCGTCGTACCACTCCACCGTGTCCCACATCATGGTCATGTCAGTAGTTGGGATTGGCCCGCCATTTTCTTGACGCACCTTTGGGAATCGCTTGCGTAGGTCATCAGCTGAGTGACGAGTCACAAACGCTGCATACCGTGGAGGACGAAGCTGCTCGTGAGCTTGTGGTTCCACAAAAGTGCTGAGTGGATCACGCACTTCAATCTGTGGCATTGATGTGACGAAGTTGGGGACAACAACAAGCGAACCCGTATGGTAGGCAGCAAGCTGCCGGTAAAACCGACGACGGCCAAGGATCCACTTAGAGTTGTGGTACGTCGCAGCAATGATCTGCTCACGACGATGGGCATACAACCTTGAGCCTGCACCAGTATCACGGCTTGCTTTGAGCGCAGGGCTTGTGGTTGTCGGTCGAACCGAACATGCTCGAGTAGCCATTGAGTCAACAGCTTCGCCAATCAATGCTGGTGTAAGTGGTGGCAGAGTGGGCTCAGAGGCAACTGATGGAATAGGGATAACCCAATCACCGTCATAACGATCTAGCACCTCACGCATAGCGCGAATAGTTGGCCCTTGCCGACGCTGCATATCCAAAACAATTTGAATAATCTCGTCAAATGATCTCATACTCGTACTCCAATCGGCAGAACCAAGCCTGATCTAGTTCCTGACCAGGGTAATGCTTTAGTTTTCCAGCCATCGAGATTCATTTGGCCAGCTTCATCTGACTTCCAACGCTGTCTCCAAAGGATCCAGATAAACCATAATGCCATTACCCGGTCTTGTCGCAGCTTTGTGCCTCGTTTGCCCGGCTTCCACGCACGAAGTTGCCTGCAGAGTTCTTCCATTTCGTTGCGCGTCGTAGGGTCGTCTGCCCACGGTATGACGATTTCACCACGGAGGAACGATTCGCACATCGAGGGCACGCCAACATCCTCGTCGTACTTGTTCCAGCCGGTGAGATGCTCACGCATCGCAAATCCATAATGGCGTTGCATATCGAGCAGACGTTCATCGCGTGCAAGTCCCTTTTGAAAGTTCATTGTTTCAATAACAACATCAGAAACTCTGCCAGTGAGATTGCATGAAGAGACAACATGGTTGAGTTCTTGCATGATCTGCTCGTTAGTCCGCAGTCCTGCCTGCTCACGAATGCGACGAATGATCAACTTGCCCTTTGGCGACACTTCGCAAGCAATAACGCAGTTTTGCCCGCCCAATGCAGGGTCAAGACCAATGTAAACAATGTGGCCTTGAGGGATTTCATGCTCTAAAGAGATCAACGGGTCTTTGCATTTGTCGATCATGTCGTCAGAGAACGTACGGTTTAGTGGGTTAGCGCCTGGGTTCTGCATGTAGTTGCGATCCCATGCGTCTTGGCCGACCTTGCGGCGCTGACGATCTAGCTGATCCAAGTTGTAGCGCTCAGGCCACAAGGCTTCCTGCTCACCAGTGATGGCATTGGTTGAAATGGCCTTGAACTTGACCACTTTGAGGATGTCATGCAGGTCAGGATCGTTAGCAAGGCGTTCGTAGAAGTCATCTTCACCCACACGAGTGCCGGCAATTGTGGTGATGCCATGCTCACCCGGTCGAGAGAGTGCATCTTGTCGAAACCACTCTTCAATCTTGTCGGTTTGGGTATACGTTTTTGTTGATTGAACGTCATCCACATGCAAGTGATCGGTACGAGTAGACACAATTGAGGATTTCCAGCCCAACGCAATCATGGAATAGTCACGCTCGTCTTGCGTGTCTTTCTTTTTGACGTTGAAATAGCCGGCACCCCAAGGCTGTGCTTGTTTGTTGTCCTTGCCTTGACCAGTGTCAGGCTTGAATGGGCCCCATTTTTCAACGTAATAGGGGTATGGCCCGGCTGGTTCCATGCGATGTTTGATTCGCCCAATGATCTTTTGGGCAATACGCAAGTTCTCAGATGCTACGGAAAGGCGTTTCTCGGGGAATCGTGCCAGTGTTTCCGATGCGTAGTTCTCATACGTTGTGGTCTTACCATGCTCAGGTGGCCACAACGCCATAAGGATCCCACCGGGAGGAACCTGCTCGAGCAGATTGATGTACTCGAGTTGGAACCATGCGTACTCCATGCCAAAATAGGTCTTGGCAAAGTCGGCATGAGTCCCAACAATGTCAGGCCCATTGTCGGACGCGTGGACGCGAGCAATATCCACCTTGGCGGCAAACTTCTTATCAGTCTGCCGCCACTTCTTGTAAGTGCCATGAGCACTTGATACTTCAGGGTGAGCTAATGCTTGGTCAATTGAGTCGCCCGCAGCAATGCGTTTAATAAACCACGCTTTGCGTTCCTGACTTTGCAGGCTGCGTGCTACTTGAGCCTTCTCAATTGGCTTTAAGGTTTGACCAATTTCGTTCACGAGTCCTTGATTACCCATTAGTTGGTGAAAAAGACTGTGCCTTCAACGGTTGAAGTATTGGCTGCAGCAGAAACAAGACTCACTGCAATAAAAGTATCAGCAGGAGATTTGTGAATTACCTTGGTTGATGTGGCAAGAATGGCTTGGTTTTCTAGTGCAGCACCTACGGCAGGAGTGGCAGCAGCCAATGCCGATGCAGCAGCGGCAGTCTCAGCGGCAAACACACGCGCATACACAACGCCTGTTCCTTGATTAGTGATCCGCACTTGGTTCACCGGCTTTACAAATGAAACAATGTCGGCAACTGCAGCAGCACCTGTAAGAGTTGCGTGATAATTGGGACTAAAAGTAGCCATGACAAACCCCTTGGTTCTGGACTGATGGTGATGTTAGCGAATAAATCTTATTGCTGAAGTGATAGTTGTATCTTGTTAGCAAAGTCAGCTTGGCGCAACATGGTTTCTGCAAGCGCTACCAAGCTGCGGTAATACACATCATTTGATGCTGCAAGATGAATGAAGTCTGCAAGTGCGGCAGATCTTGTGGCGTAAGAGTTGGCATCAAATGCCGACTCAGCCCAATCATTGCGTGCTCGAGATACTTGTTCAGCAGCACGAGTCATGCGCGCTAATAGTTTGACGGACTCAGGGACAGGCGGCGCAATGTATTGCAATGGATAGATCGAGCTATCCATCATCATCAACCACTCATCATCAAGGTAACTAGCAGCCGTAACTGTGGCGTGCATCGTGACGATTGGCAACTCAGCAGTGATTTGCAAGTTGTTGGTACGAAAACGGTTTGATCGTTCACGAGGTCCGGCCGGTACTTCGCCAGAACCATGTCGAGTTGTAATTGGTGTTGGGTTGCTTGACGTAAAATTTTGCAGGACAATGGCAAAAGTGCCGGCCGTATCTTGAACTGTTGTGCCATTGTTATTTGATGTTGTATTGCCAAGCGTTATTGCACTGTTTCCAGCAATATTTACTGTGCCAGCGGCACTTGATGTTGCGTTTGCCAGTACAACAGCAATGGTTCCGCTTGAACCATTACCACCATTTGTTGTAGTTGTCGCAGGTGCAAGTTGATTAGCTGAACTACCAGCAATACTGACAAGACCATTTGCAGATGATGTTGTATTGGCTAACGTCGTTGCACTAGTGCCAGCCGCAGGTGCGGCATTGACACCTGTTGTAGATGTGGTTGCCGCACCTAATGTTGGCGTTGAGCTACCACTTATTCCAACTGAACCAGTTGTGCTAGTTGTTGCATTAGCAAGAGTTGTTGCGCTTGTTCCAGCAACTGCAGCAACAATAGTTCCAGCAGTAGATGTTGTTGCATTAGCAAGAGTGATCGCACTACTGCCTATAACGCCTGCAGCAAGAACGGATCCAGTAGTAGATGTTGTCGCATTCCCAAGTGTTGTTGCACTTGTTCCAGCAACATTGATTGTGCCGGAAGTAGAACTTGTGGCATTGCCAAGAGTTGTTGTGCTTGTACCTGCAATAC